GTCTAAGGTATTTCATGAAGAAGCAGTCGGTTATGGGACGGGGCAAGTGTTGGTCATATCCAGACCAGTCAATGGTGAAGAAAGAGCGGAACGAGCGGGCGAGGACGTCGATGAGGCAGTTAGCACCGCGGAGAGTTTCCATGGAGTGCATGATGCAGCATGAAGCTTTTCGGGCTTGTACAGTTGCGGGGAAGGTCAACATAAGTTCGATGATCAGAAAAAGATCATCAACGGCGTAGACAGGGCGGACTTTGAGGGTGCCGGATCTATCTGAGATGTGATTACGGGTAAAAAGCATAGTTGGGTATGAGTCGAAGAACGTATTGAGGGCGTCAATCATGTGGACGAGTTGGGCGTCAGTCATGTCAGGCTTGATTTCGAAAGGGAAAGTCATGGGGTAGCCAGTTTCTTTGATTCTGTGGATCAATGTTCGTGCGTTTTCATAGGTTGCGTTAATGTAACGGCCTTTTGAAGTGGGGTATCGTGCGTATTCTTGTGGACGAGAGAATTTTGCATGGGCATTTTGTCTGTAAGAGTGGCGATTATAGTAGCCAGTTCCTGTGGTATAGGGTAGTTTACAGTACTGAGTATCGACGAAATGAATCGGATTGTAAGGAGTGATGTTCATGAAGTGATCAATGAGATCGAGAATTTCAGATTCGCGTTCAGGAGTTGAGGGGGCGGACGGGATTTGTGGCTTGTTGAAGTCACGGAATGTTGCGTCAGTCGTGCCAGCGGGGCGGCAGTATTTGTCAACGAACGGGAGATATTCGGGATATTTCCGAATAAGAAGGTTCATTATCATGGGATCGACGGGCGAGCCAAAATCAGTGTCACCAGGGAGATAGGATTCTTGTTCATCAAGAGTGAAGTCAGGTTGGAGAGGGCGGGAGGTTTCGATATTTCCAGTAATGATTCGAGACTTGTGGTAGAACTTAGGGACAAGTTTGATTCCAGGGGCGGGGAGTCGGATTTCAGAGACGGGGTGAAAGTCAGGCATGGGTGCGAAGAGTTCGAAGGGTTCATGTTTGTATGAGTTGCGGAGTTCGAAGCCAGCGTGAAGAGCTTGATATTCTGATTCGAGGATTTGGATGTCTTGTTCTGTATCGGAGCGGACTTGGGCGTAGTGGCGCTTTGTGTCGAGATCGTGGATGATTTCAGAGGTGAGGACGGGATCTTCGTGGGTCTGTTGAAAGGTTTTCCATTCAGTGCGGATGCGAGCAATCTTTTCTGCGAAGTAGTTACGTAGAGATGTGAGAGGCATTGTGCTTTGTGTGGGCAGGTTGCTTGTTGAGGGCGGTTTCGTAGTTTCCTTAAAAGGGATCAATATTCTGAGCGGG